GTCGTCGCTGGCATTAGCCGATCCCGGTCGGGATCTTGTACGGCTGGAGGAGCGCGAGCGCGCGATTCGGCATCGCGAAGCCGAACCCGGGCGCCATCTCGCGCTGGTCGGTGTACTCGTCGCCCAGGCCGGCCGAGCCGCTCGCGTTCGCCCGCTGGGTCCCCCAGAGGTGATCGAGCGTGATGAGCGCGGCGAGGCGGATCGAGGCGGGCGTCGCGTCGCCGATCCAGGCCGACCGGCCGGCGACGTAGGTCGCGATCGTCGGGTCGGCGTAGCCGATCTGGGCGAGCTTCTCGCGGACGAGGCCCGAGTCTGGGTTCACGAAGGAGTCGGCGACGTCCATCGTCAGGAGCCCGTGAGGGTCGACGAGGGACGTCAGGGAGACGACCGGGACGGTCGAGAGGACGAGCATCCGGCCACCGCGGACGGTCTCGACGACCGTGCGCGGCTCGACCGGGCCGACGAAGCGCTCGACGAGGTCGACCGTCGCGTCGATGTAGAGCTGAAGCTCGGCATCGAAGGAGGTATTCGCCTCGTCGATTTCGAGCTGGGCCTTCGCCTGGGCGGAGTTGATCAGGCTCACGGTCTACTCCTCGGAGGCGAAGGAGGGAGGCCCGGCGGGCGGGTACACCGGGCCTCCCGCCTGGATCAGCGGGTTGTCTTCCGCGGAGGAGTCGCGGTCCGGCGCGGGCGGCCGTCCTCGCGCTCCTCGCCGTCCTCGTCCTCCTCGTCGACCGTCATCGGCGCGCGGGAGCGCCGGGCGATCGCGTCGTGGGCGTGGCGGACCTCCGAGGCGACCTCGTCGTCGGCGAGATCGAGCGCCGGACCCTCGACCGAGGCCGGGTCCTGGATCGCGGTCGACAGCTCGCGGGCCTTCCGGACCTCGACCGGGTCGGGACCGGCCGCGGCCGTCGGGTCGACGCTCTCGGCCCATGCGGCGAGGTGATTCCAGCCGCTCGCGCCGTCCTGGTCGTGGTTGCGCTTGAAGGTGTCGACCATGCTCGCCCACTCGTCGGCGAGGTCGGTCCCGTTGGCCTTCGCCGCGGCTCGGGCCGCGTCGAGGTAGTTCTCCTGGGTCGACGGCGGCACGAAGAGCGCCGGGTCGACGATGTGCTCTGCCATCGTGCGATGTCCTCCTCGGACGGGATGAGGCCGGAGCGCCCGGCCGTCCACTGTGGACGGCCGGGCGACCTCGGCTAGAACGTCGGAGCGATCTGACCGTTACCGGCCGTGCCGTCGGCGCCGCCGACCTTCGAGAAGGCGACCGGGTACCGACCCGCGGTGAATGCCGCGTACCCGTAGATGACCAGCTTCACGGTGAGCTGGTTACCGAGGGTCTGCTCGAAGCGGAGCTGGCGCGGCTGGCCGTCGCCGTCCTCCCAGAGGATCGCGTGGCGGCGATCCATGACGATCTCCACGTCCTCGTTCAGCGTGCCGACGTTCGTCGGGACGTTGGCGTCGGTGACGAGCGGGAGACCCTGGAGGGAGCCGACGGACTCGACGGTCCCGGTCGAGGTCGGGTCGCCGTCGCCGGAGTACGAGCCGGGCGAGCTGTTCAGCGCGAGGACGTTCATCGGGCCGCCCACGCCCGGGACGACCAGCGGCCGGCCGGTCGAGTCGCTCTGGCCGTTCAGCCATCCCCAGCGCCGAGGGTGCTGGACGATCAGGTTCGGCACGACCCGGGTACCCGCGCCCGCGATCGCGGCGATCCCGCCCGCGGTCTTCAGCCCGAACAGTCCGGGGGTCAGCGCCGCGCCGTACGCGGTCGAGGCGTTGATCCCGGAGGTCGCCAGGATGCCGAGCATCTGGTTCGACGCGCCCGAGCCGTTGAGGACCTGGCGGTCGACCTCCGCGTGATACGCGCCGCCGAGGTCGAGGTAGACCAGCTCGTCGAGGCCGGGCGTGCCGCGCTCCAGCGACTGCCGCGACACGTCCTGCTGACCGGCGATCGTCACGACCGGGACGGTCAGGTTCGCCCAGACCTCATCGGTCGAGGAGACCGAGGAGTTCTCCGTCGCCTGGGAGGCAGCGGTCGCGCCGGTCGTGCCGCGCGGGATGATGAGCTGCATCCCCTGGTCCGGCAGCGGCATCCCCTGGACGAGGTTCGCCACCGGCCGGCCGGTGCGCAGGATGAGCGCGTACATGTCGACGAGGTACTGGGGCACGACGAGGCCGGCGAAGCCGCCGGTCGTCATGGCGCGCTGGGTCGCCTCTCCCTCGACCTCGATCTCCCGACCGTGGCGGTTCAGGCGCTCGAAGGCGCTCGGGTCGTTGTGCTCGCGCATCCGGAAGGCGTCGGCGAAGAAGGACGCCAGGCCGCGCCGGCTCTTCTCGGCGCTGTAGGTGCGCTCTTCCGCGGTGACGCGGGCGCCGCCGACGCGACGCTCCGGCTCTCCGCCGGTCGGCGCCAGGCCCAGCGCGGCGCGCATGGCCGAGGCCCGCTCGGCGGCCGACTGGTCGCGCTCGGCCTCGGTCAGCGACGTCTGGAGGGTCTCCAGCTCGGAGTCGATCGCGCGCCGACGGGTGTTGATCTCCTGGGCGCGCGCGAGGTCGGTCTCCGAGACCGTCGCCGACGTGTCGGCGGCGCGGGACTGGATCTCCGCGCCTTCGGTCTCCAGCCGCGCCCGCTCGTCCAGAAGCTCGCGCATGCGCGCGCGGATCTGCTCGGGGGTCATCGAGTGTCCTTTCAGGACTGTGAGGGTTGACGGGGCGAGCGCGACGACGGGTGGTGCCTCGGGTGGTGTCTCTCCGTCGAGAGCCCGGCGCGAGGTCCGGCGCGGCTGTGCGCTCTGTTACGCGAAGGCCTTCAGGCGCTCGCGAAGCTCGGCATCCGCCGGGAGCCGGCGGGCGCGGATGCGCTCCTCGATCGCGGCGAGCTGGCGCTCGTCGAGCGTGTCGAGGTGCGCGAGGACGTCGGCGGACCGGGCGGAGATCGAGGTCGTCGGGTTCGCGCCGAAGTTGACGACCGAGGTGTCCCCGCGGTCGATATTGATCTCGTCGATCCGCAGCTCGGAGTAATCCGGGCTCCACTTCGCCCGGACGATCCGGAAGGCGAAGCTCATCTCGTCGAGGTCGCCGCGCTCGACCTGGATCTGAATGTCGCGGACGGCCTGGACGCGGGTGTCGAGGGTCGCGACCGAGCGGAGGCCGGTCTCGTCCTCGTCCAGCTCCAGCGTCCCGGACTTCGTGCGGGCGAGGGTCATGCCGCCGTGATTCAGGAGGAAGGCGACGTCGGGCTTCTCGCCCAGGGTCTTCGCGAAGGCGCCGCGGGAGACGACCTCGGAATATTCGCCGTACCAGTCCCACATCGAGTACGGCTGTTCGGTCGTCGAGGCGTAGCCGTCGAGAGTGATCGTCGAGGAGCCGGACGAGCCCGCGCGGATCGCCAGCTTCGCGTCGAAGATCCGGCGGACCGGCCCGCGGATCGCGGCATCGCGCGCCGCCCGCATCTCAGCGAGGGACATGATCACTTCTCCTGATTGCTGGGGTCGCTGGTCGCGGCCTTCGGGACCGAGATCGCGTCGAGGTCGGCCTTCTGCTCCGCCGTGAGCGGCTTCATGTCCTCCGTACCGCGGGCCTCGTCCGGGTGGAGGAAGTGGGCGGCGATGCCGATCGCGTACGCGCGATAGCGCGTGATGAGGTCGGTCTTCAGGAGCGCGCCCGTGTTCAGCTTCACGTACTGCCGCGACGGGACGAGCCGGCTCAGCGCGCGCTCCCGGCGGGCGATCGTCGGGCCTATCCCGTAGGTGAGGAAGTCGATCGCGCGTTGCTCGACGTTCGCATAGACGAGGCTATTCCCGGCCTCTCCGCCGATCATCTCGGGCGCGACCCCGAACAGGCGGGCGATCTGGGCGAGGCTCCAGCGCTGGGACTCGATGAATTGCGCCTCGGCCGGCGAGAGCTGGATCGACTGGTACTCCCAGCCTCCGGCGAGGACGGCCGGCTCCCCGCGGGTAACGCTTCCGATGAAGCGCTCCTTTATGATCGCCGCGTCCTTCTGGGGCAGCTCTTCGAGGTCCTTATTCGTCAGGATCGCGTCAGGGTGCGAGCCCGAGCCAAACCATTCAGCGCCGTAATTCTCCGCGGCCAGCGCGACCCCGATCGAGGACGCGGCCTCCTGGATCGGCGAGAGGCCGACGATCGAGCCCGGGACGACGTGCTGGCGCTCATGCCAGACGTCGATCGACGGGACTCGCTTCCCCTTGACCCGGTAGACCCACTCGCCGTTACGGAGGTTCACCGTCACCGTGTCGGGATGGACCAGCTCGATCTGGAGCGGGTTCCCGAACCCGTCGCGGTCGACGATGATCCCGTAAGCGTTGCCGCGGAGATCCAGGGAGACCTGGGAGGCGTAGAGCCACTCCGTGATATCGACGTTGTTCGCCGCGGGCGTCGACAGGATGAGCGGGGTCGGCTGGGGCGTTCCCTCGGTCTGGCCCGGCCGGCGGAGGTACACATCGACCGGCAGGGTCGAGATGATGTCCGCGCGGATCCGCACGCAGGCCCAGACGGCGGGCACCGACAGGGCGGAGTTGAAGGTGACCGGCATCCCGGCCGTCGAGCGGAGCGGCTGGCGGGTCGGGACGAGGAGGTCGCCCGGGTCGCCGAGAGCGCGCTTCGAGGCGCCGAAGAGGAGGCTCCTCACTTCGCGGCCTGCCAGTCGACGGCGACCGCCAGACAGCCGATCCCGGCCGCGATCAGCGCCCAGCCAGGCCCGAGGACGAGCGCAACCCCAGCGACGATGAGACCGAGCCCGAGGACGCCCAGGACAGGCGGGAGCGCGAACTTCACGGCGACACTCCTCACCAGACTGTCCTAAGTGGATCGACCGCGGGCTTCAGGAGCCCGTCCTCTAGCGCCTGGCCGCGGGCCTCGTACGCGAGGACCATCGCGACCGAGGCGTCGATCTTCACGGTCGTGTTCTTCTTGACGAGCCTCATGTAGAACTCGGTCCCGACCGCCATCTCGCCGTCGCGCGGGCTCTTGCGCTTGCCCTTCGCGATCACCGTCGACCGGACGTGTCGGTTCAGGACCTCGGAGTCGTCGTGCTGGATGTCTCCGGCCTTGAAGGCGGTCCGCCAGCGCTCGATCGCGCGGTCCATGCGGACCTCAACGTTCGTGGGGAACTCGACGACCCGTTTCGGCCAGCGCGCCGACCATGCGTCTAGGTAGTCCTGCCACTTCCAGGGGTCCGCGTAGAGGTAGACCACGCGGTACGCCTCGAAACACTGGGTCAGGACGCGATCGACGTCGGCGCTCGGGACCCGCCACGGCCCGTCGTGGCCGGCCGGGCGCTCCCAGGTCGCGATGGTGAACACGAAGCCGTCAGCGCGTACGCCGATGATCGCGGTCGCGTCGTCGGTCTTCGAGCCGTCGAAGCCGAGACAGACGACTTCGCGGGCGCGGACCCTCTCGTCCGGCCGTGCGTGCATCGCCCACGCCGTCGCATCCGCGAAGACGTCCTGGCCGGCAACGATCTCCGACAGGAAGAAGCGCCGGGCGTC